AACGTGCAATACATTCAGCCATTAGAATATGGACACAGCACAAAATCACCCAATGGCATGGTTAGAATAAACGTTGCACGTTTTGAGGGGTTATTAAATGGCACTAGTTGAGATCCGTACCGCATTAGAAACAAAACTCAATGCGCTAACGCCTACACTTGCAACAGCATGGGAAAACGTACCGTTTACGCCCGTCGTTGGTACAGCATATCAGCAAGTTAATTTAATGATTGCAGATACATTAAACCCAACATTAGGCGGCAATCATTATCGCGTAAAAGGATTTATGCAGGTAATGTTATGTTATCCGGCTAACGTAGGCGCAAAAACAGCAGCAACCCGCGTTGATTTACTGGTTAATCATTTTAAACGCGGTACAAGTTTAACAAACGGCAGTGTAACTGTTATTATTGACAAGACACCATCAATTGCACCGGCATTGATTGACGGGGTGCTTTATAAAATTCCGGTATCAATTTATTTTTCAGCAGATATTTATCCAACATAAAGAGGTTACACAATGACAATTGCACAAGGCATTAGCAAAAAGATTATCTACAAAAAACAATCTGGTTTAGGTTCTCCAGCAACAGGAAGTGGCGGTCAAGATTTACGCAGAACGTCTGCGACCTTAAATTTGGCTAAAGAAACTTATCAATCAAATGAGATTCGACCAGATCAACAAGTTGCCGATATGCGTCACGGCACAAAACAAATCAGCGGCACAATTAGCGGTGAATTATCGTCTAAAACCTATCAAGATTTTTTTGCATCGGTTTTGCGTAAAGATTTCGCTGCTACGTTTACAGCAATTACAGGTTTGTCATTAACGATTGCCACAAGCGGCTCAAATTACACTATCACACGCGGCACAGGTGATTTTTTAGCTGGTAGCGTAAAAGTAGGTCAAGTTGTTAACATTACCGCAGGCAGTGTTAATGCCGCAAACTTAAATAACCGTGTTGTGGTGCTGTCATTAACAACAACAGCATTAACCGTTAAACCATTAGGCTCAACTGCTTTAGTGGCGGAAGGCCCGATTGCCTCATGCACTTTATCAGACGCTGGTAAATCGTCTTATGTACCATCATCAAGTCACACTAATGATTATTTCAGTGTTGAGGCTTGGTATAGTGATTTGGCGCAATCTGAATTATTTACCGATATTAAACCAACAAACGCTCAGGTTAAAATTCCATCTAACGGCATGGCGACTGTTGATTTTCCTTTGATTGGTTTAAATTTAACCACTAATACAACACAGCAAATTACATCAACTACAGCAACCACAACAACAGGTATTGATAGTGGCGCAAATGGTGTATTAATCGTTAACGGCACACCTTATGCAACTATTACATCAATTGATTTTGATGTAAATGGCAATATAGCCGCTGCTGATGGCGTAGTGGGTAGCACACTGCGTCCTGACGTATTTAGCGGAACAGTTGCAGTTACTGGAACAATCACTGCGCATTTTGACAGCGTCACATTGCGTGATTTATTTATCAATGAATCTGAAGCAACTATTGTTGTGGCGTTAGCGGCTACTGCTGCAAAAAACACAGATTTTGTTGCGTTCACATTGCCACGCGTTAAATTTAGCGGTGCAGACATTGATGATGTTCAAACAGGTTTAAAACGTACATTGCCTTTCACTGCAATTAAAAATGAAGTGTCTGGCACAGGTCTTGAAGTAACCACTATTGTTATTCAAGATTCGCAGGCTGCGTAGTGTAAATCCTGTCGGTTATGCTACAATGGAAACCGCTGCAATCTTTTAGGTTGTAGCGGTTTTTTTTAATTTAACGACAGGTAAAAACATGAGCAAAACAGAATTATTATCCATTGATGATTTAGATTTAACAGCGGCAAGTGACGCGCCTTTTGATTTAGAAGTGTTAAGCATTAAAGGTGTAAAAACTGGCATTACAATTCAAGTATTAGGCACTGAAAGCCAAAAAGTACAAGAATGGACAAATCGTCAAGCAAACAGAATCAGAACCCAAGCAACACAAAAAAGTGTTACTGGCAAAGATAAGGTTAGAACTGCTGAAGAAGATGACGAGTATATTATCGAAAGCGCAGCGGTTCGCATTGTTGGTTGGTCTGGTTTAAAAGATGAATTTACAAAAGACAATGCAACAAAATTAATGGCTAGAAATGTGCATGTCAGAATGCAGGTATTGACTGCATCGAATGACTTGGGAAACTACAGCAAAGACTGATTCGTGATCTTGTTGATTATGCAGTGCGCGAATTTGAGCTAACAACAAAAGATGCAAACGGAAATACCTTAAAAGATGAAGCCGAAAGCCTTTTAAGGCAACGCGGCTATATACCACCAGAATATGAATCATTGCCGTTTCCGCATTTAGTGGGGCATATCTGGGGATGGTTTATTGAGCTAACACGCACACGCGGGAGCAATGGATTTGGTGCTAATGCAATTAGTTACACCGAAATTGATTCATGGGCTAGGCTTACAAGGCGAAAACCAACAGCATTAGAGATTTATGCGTTAACACAACTAGACGCTGCATATTTAGCAGAGCAATCTAAACAGTCACAAAGTAAAGGCAAAAAATAATGGCAACCGAAGAACATAGCATTCGCGTTAGTGTTGATTCTACAGACGTTACTCGTGCAGAGCGTAGTTTACATGGATTAACTAATGCAACAATTAGCACTGAACGAAATTTAAGTTCATTATCGTCAACAGCTAGAGCATCTTCGGCTGCCTTATCAGGTTTATCAGGTGTTCTTGGTGGGCTTAGTGTTGCACAATTTTCAAAAAGCGTTTTTGAAGTAAATAAAGAAATGCAAACGTTAAGAGTTTCACTTGAAACCGTAACGGGAAGTGCTAAAAATGCTGAAATTGCATTTCAGTCAATTCAGAAATTTGCATCAACAACACCTTATTCAGTCAAGGAAATAACTGAAGCATTTATTAAAATGAAAGCGTTAGGACTTGCGCCAACAGAGGCAGCATTAACGTCATTTGGTAATACTGCAAGCGCAATGGGAAAGCCGTTAAAGCAAATGATTGACGCAGTAGCAGGCGCAACAACAGGAGAAATGGATAGATTAAAAGAATTTGGTATTAAAGCAAGCAAACAAGGTGACGATATTAAATTTACGTTTAAAGGCGTTACAACAACTGTAAAAGATAATTCAGCAGATATTGTTAAATATTTAGAAAAAATAGGAAATACTGATTTTGCTGGTGGCATGGAAAGACAAGGAAAAACCATGCAAGGGACGCTTTCAAGTCTTGCTGATTCATGGGACGCTTTTCAAGATCATATTTTAAACGGGGCAGCGGAAAACTCTATTGCTCAATGGGTAGGAAACGCAACTAATTTATTATCAAGATTTGATGCTTGGATAAATGGTGCATCTACTAAACAAGGAAAATTAATTGAATTACGAACAGCACAAGCGTCGGCACTGGAAAAAATAACAGCAAGTGAAAAAAACGGCTTTGGGGGACGTGTTGTTGATGCTGTAGGTGAAGCAGTTTGGGGTTATAGCATAGAAAATGAAAAGAAAAAACTTGCTGAAATTGGCAAGCAAATGGAAAACATAAAAAAAGAAATTGCTGCCGATGCAATTACGGCAACAAAAATAACCGCAGCCGCGCCAATAGATAAAAAAACAGAAGAAACTACAAAAGCAAAAAAAGGATTGAGTGACGCACAAAAAGAATTAAATCGACAACAAGATGAATATCAACGCCTAATTGAATCCACACCGTATGGCGAATATAACGCGACTATTGATAAATTAACTATAGCGTTAAAAAATGGTGGAATAAACCAATCAACTTATTCAACATTGCTTAATGAGGCTAACACTAGATTATTAGATTCAACTGAATATGTAAAAGAAAATACAAAAGCTATTGAAGACCAAACACAAGCAAAGCAACGCGCATTAGAAGGAACAGCTCGCGGAAAGTTTGAAAAAGGCTACAGTGAATTAATGACGCAAAAACCTTATATGTCCGATACTGAATACTCAGCAGGGCAGGATAAGCTAAACGCTGATTATTTAACTCAGCAGCAGGGTGTTGATTTTAAAACTCCAGCAGAGCAAGGAAAAGAGGCTTTAAAAGCATTTAACGATGAAATGGATAATACATCAAAGGCGTTTGATAAATTAGGCAACAGCGGCTCAATGGCGTTTGATGGGATACTTGGCGGCATTAGCGCGGTAGCAGGTGCGGCTTCATCATTTGCTACTGAAATAATAAAAATCAGCGACAAGCAACAAGCGTCTCAAGAAAAATATGACGCAGTAATTAAATCAGTAGGTGTAACAGAATCAGAAAAAGCAGATGCCACAAAGAAATTTGCAGCAGATAAAATAAAATTAGATGCTCAGGCATTTTCGGCAGAAATAAGCGGAGCGCGTCAAATTGCGGGAGCTACTGCAAAATTGTTTGGCGAAAAATCAGCCGCACGCAAAGCGTTTCACGCAATTGAAATGGGTATGTCGGTTATTGAAATGGCAATGGCAGCAAAGAAAATGATTGTTGATGTTGCCGCTGGAGCGGCTCGTATGTTTGCGCAAGGTGGGTTTGCTGGGTTTGCTGGTGTTGCGGCAATGGCGGCTATTATGGGTGGACTTGGTTTTGCTATGGCCGGTGGTGGCGATAAAGTCACAGATTTAACAACACCTGAAACATCAACCACTGGGAGCGTGTTAGGCTCAGACGGTGCCTCAGCATCAATCAAAAACATTGTTGACACACTTAATTCAATTCACGCAAGTGAATATGTTGAGTTGCAAGGAATCAATAGTAGCTTTCAAAATTTAACTAAATTAACTACGACATCATTAGCGTTAGCTCTTAGAGATAAAGGGGCGTTTTCTTACAATACAAACGGTTTTAAAAATACTGGGCCGTCGGTGTTATCCGCTGCAAATACAGCATCTACAGCTTTAACATTAGGTGTTGGCGGTTTGCTTGGATTTGCATTATCAATGCTTTTAGGGATTGGTAGTGTTAAATTTGAAGCAGTAGGCGGTGGTATTGTTAGCAAAGCTCAAAAGTTAATGCTTGATGGGATGGAAAAGCAAATTGAAGTCATGGACTACACTAAAATAAAGAAAACGGTGACTGGTTGGTTTAGCGATGATGTCACTTACTTTGAGGTGATTAACAGAACTAATAGCCAGTTGACTAAATTATTTCAACAGGTTTTTAGTAATGTAGGCACAACATTATTGCAAGCTGCTACAGATTCATTCAAAGATACGTCGCTTTTAAATACTGATTTAACACTACCGCGAATTAAATTATCTTTAAAATCTGGCGAACAAAACAACGCAGAAAATCAAAAGAAAATTGAGGATGCAATCAACAAAGCAAGTGACGACATTGCAAGTCAAGCGTTTGGGCGTTACTTAACGCAATTTCAGCAAATGGGCGAGGGATTGTACGAAACTACAATTAGACTTTCAGCGCAAGCTGCTGTGGCTAGTGGCGGAATGGAAAAGTTGGGCATGAAAACTAATTTGACAGGCTTAGGGTTGATTACATTTTCTGATTCTTTAACTCGTGCATTTGGGGGGTTAAAAGAATTTAAGGCAGGCATTGATAGCTTATATGAAGCATTTACAAGTGACCCGCAAAAATTAATTGATTCTAAAAAAACAGTAAACGATTTCCTTGTTAGTTTACAAGCTCCTGCAAGTGCGGGATTGCCAACTGAAATTACGAGTAAGGCAGACGCGGCTAAATTCACTGATTATTTGGTAACTGCTGCAAAAAACATATCAGCAGTGACCGCGCCATTCTTAAAAACCACTAATTTGCGGCCAGACGCTACAGCAGTATCAACATTATTTAATAGTGCTGTTGGAAATAAAAAACTAGCGGCAGAAACACGAAAAATATTAAAAGACACTGGAACTGATTATTTAACTTCTGACATATTATTTGATGCAGTAAAAAAATCTAACTTAGATATTACTGCGCCAAAATACGCACATTGGCAACCTTTAATAGACTATGCAAAAAATAATGAAAATTATTTTGATTCAAAAAAACAATTAAATGAATTAAAAACAGACAAAGTTTTAAATGAAGAACTTAAAAAACTAGGTTTTGAAATGCCAAAAACAGTTGCGCAAGCAGCCGCATTAGCTGAAAAACTTAAGGTATTAGAAAAGAACGCAGCCGATAATGTGGCTAAATTTGAAGGATTATCTAACGCGACGTTAAAAGTTATTTCTGCACAAGAAAAATTAGCCGAAGCCGGTAAATACGTCACGGACTTTTCAAAATCTATATCAGCATGGATTAAGAATGTTCGCGCAACAACAGGTTCGCCTGTAAATCAACTAGGCATGGCTAAAGCTAATTTTGAGGAGCAACTAAAACTAGCTAAGTTTGGCGCAACAGCAGAAGAAAAACGTTCAGCATTGAGCGGAATCACCGGCTATGCTGATACTTACATGAACGCGATTAAATCTTATTACGCAACAAGCGAAGACGGTCAAAAAGCAATTGAAGATATTATGTCGCAAGTTAGCGGATTAGGGCAGTCAGTAGACGTGCAAGAATTACAGCTTGGCGCATTGCAAGATATTAAAGATGCTATTGATTTTAGCACTATTGAAGTTCCAAAAGGCATTAGTAAAGCTAATGAAGATCTATTTCAAAAACTAATTGATGCTACAAAAGCGGCAGGCGTTACAGCGTTAAAAGACCCAACAACTGATAATTTATTAAATTATAACGCTCTTGCTAAAATTGTTTTATTGATTTATAAATCTGCGCAACAAGGTGCTGAAGCTGCCTTTATGGATAAATTAATTCAAAGCGTTGCGGGAGAATCTGGACTTCAGGCAGGAATTGAATTAATTATTGATAATGTGGATTTTGACGCAGCTAAAAAAGAACAGATTATTGCTAACGTATTATCGTCTTTTAATGAAAAACAATTAACGCTAACTAATTTTGAGTTTGACGTGCAGGCGGCTATTGACGCGGCAAAAGAAAATGTTTTGGCAAGTTGGGGCGAGCCAAAATTAAATGTAACGACTGATGAAGCCGTTAATAAGATTGCCGAATTAGACCAGCTAACATTAAAATTATCAGAATATGTAAAAACTGAAAAAGCATTAAACGTTAGCACAGATACAGCAAATCAAAAGCTAACTGATTCAATATTATTATCAGGAGAATTTATAGCAGCAGCAGAGTTTGTGCCTGTAATGGATGTTAACACTACAACAGTCATTGCAAAAATAGCTGATGTTATAAACTCGGCAACAACTGCAACCGCAGCATTATCAGCGTTAAGCGGTCAAAATCCAACTCAACAAGGAAACTCTTTTTTAGAAAGGGACGCAACTAATCTGGGTTATCAAGGTGATTTGACAGATATCGCAGCTATGCTGAGTTTTATAACCGCTGCTAATAAAACAAAAAGCTGGATGAATGGATACGCAAAAGGCGGCATTGCAAACACACCATCAATCTTTGGTGAAGCAGGCGCAGAGGCGGCTGTACCATTGCCTGATGGGCGATCAATTCCTGTCACGTTATATAATTCAGCAAATGATTCAAGTGTTAGCAGTGAAGAAACCATTGCAGAACTCAAAGCGCAAAATAACAAACTTGAAGTGCTTGTTAATACTTTAATGGCAACATCAAAAGCAGAACGCGAAAAAACACAGGAGCTAATTGACGCAATGAACGGATTACGCTCAGATACACGATTAGCGGCAAGGGGTTAATTATGTCTATATGGATTGCAACGATTGGCGCGTTAGACGGCTCAAACACGCCAAAAACGCTATATTTTAGTGACGTATCGTATATTGATAATGATGGGAATTATTTTGAAAACCGAATGTTGCAACCGGCATTGATAAAAGTTAGCCCTGACGATGGTGGAACATTTAAAATATTTTCAACACCTTCAATTGGTGAGATTCAGCTAATCAATAAAGACGGTGGTTTGAATTATTTAATGGATTATGCGTTAGACAATGGCAGTATTTCATTATCGCTTGTTGTTGATAATGGCACAAAAAACGATTATTTAACAGGCAAAATTGAATCAATGCGATTTAGTGGCGATGCTGTTTATTTAACCGTGCGATCAATGTCGGAAGTATTAACACGCAACCACGTTAATAATAAATTTTTAGGCAATAATGCTTTGCCAAATGGCGTGGAAGGTGTTGCTGATGACATCAAAGGCAACGTTAAACCTCGTGTGTTTGGTAGTGTTCTTAATGCAACGCCTGTGCTTGTCAATACTTCACAATTAATTTATCAGTTTTCAGATCGTCAAAGCGCAACTATTAGCGCAGTTTATGACAAAGGTGCAGCTTTAACGCTTGGCACAACGTACACATGGGCTAACTTTGCTACGTTTCAAACAACAGCAGTAACAGCTGGTCAATTTAGCCGCTGTGCTGGATATGTAAAACTAGGCACAACACCAGCAGGAACGGTAACGGGCGACTGCGCTGATTCATTAACGCTTGCTGGTGACGTATTTGAAGCAATACTAGCTGAAGAATCGCTAACACTTAACGCAACAAGCAAAACCACATTAAATGCAATTGGTGCAGTAGGAATTTACGTTACTGGTGAAACAACCACTACGCAATTACTTAATCAGATAGCGCAATCATGTGGCGCGTATTGGTATTTCTTGCAAAATGTCGTTTATGCAAAATTACTTGCGCTTGCTACTACATCAACACTTAGCCTAACCAATAGTGAGTTAATCACCATTGATATTGTAAATACAGGCTTAGGTGAGAATGGATTGCCAGTTGAATCAATTTCTTTTAATTACGATCATATTGAAACCGTGCAAAAAGAAACCGACTTAGCCGGAGCTGTAACCGTTGCGCGTAAAGCAGTGTTGTCAAACCAGTATCGAAGTAAATTTATTAATGACGCAGCAGTAAAAACACGACACCCACTTGCGCCTGCAATTAAAATTGATAGTTGTCTTCGCCTTGAGGCTAACGCAACAACTGTAGCCACTACGCTATTAAACTTATCAAAAGTGCGTGTTGATAGCGTAAACATTACAGCGGTGGTTGATGAGATACCCTCACTGCAATTAGGTGATGGCGTCATGGTATTTTCAGATAAGTTAAGTTATGATTACGGTAAATTATTGACGATCATTGGATTTCAAATTGATGCAAAAAGAAAAGAAATTGTTTTGGAGTGCATTGGATGACAAGTAATATTTCTTTAAGTTATCCAAACCGGATAGACGAATGCACAATTACAGAAACTACTGCAACAACGTGGAACGCATTGCTACCACTTAGCAACATTCAAAACCCTGTTATAAAACGTGTTGCACGATCAACCATTGGCGATAGAACATCAACGCTTAAAGTTAACCTTCCTTATGAGCCGCGCAGTATTGGCGTAGTATCGTTAATTAATCATAATTTAACCACTAATGCAAAGATCAGATATATTGGTTATAGTGGTTTAAATTTTACGGGAGACGTGCGATTTGATAGTGGTGCTGATTTTCGCGCTTGGACAATTCTCTATCCAATTTATAGCGAGAATACAGCCGGCACAAAATACCCTTGGGAATCGCGCAATTGGTGGCTAGGGTCAATCGAAGAAGATCAGCGCAAAAGCTACACATCAATGGGGACATATTATCCTAACGATAACGCAATGGTGCGATCAGTAAAGATTATTATTGATGATACACCATCCGTTTCAGCAACTAGCACAACCAGCGTAACCGTAGGCACGGGCGAAAAATCCTTTACAGTAGGCACTAACCTAAGTTTTATTGCTGGGCAAGAAATAACCATTTATAAAACTGGTACAATAACAACGTTTGTCGCGGGAACAGTGCAATATTACGCGCCATCAACAGGCGCATTAGTGTTAAATTCTACCGCTTATGGCGGTACAGGTTCGCACAGCGCGTGGTCTGTAATCAACGGTGAAAACTTTATTGAAATAGGTCGTGTATTTTTAGGTCGCACAATTGAGCCTAGCATAAATCCTGCTTATGGTGATATTCAGCAAGGCTACACTGATTTAACAGAAATACAACGCTCGGTTGATAATACAAAATATTATTATATTAAGCCAAAAATGCGCACGTTAGCGTGTATTTTAAAACACATTACCCAAGATGAAGCATTTAGCGGATTTTACGATGCACAACGCGAAGTTGGGTTAAGCGGTGAAATGCTTTATAGTTATTCAAAACCAGATTACATTGGCAGTATTAATATGACGGTTGATAAGAATTTTTACGCCCGCACATTTTTATGTAATTTTTCAGAATTAAGCCCAATTGAAAACCCATTTGTTAATGGATTTCAAACGGCATTAAAATTAGAGGAAATAGTTTAATGAGTTCAGTCACTTTTAGTACAACAGTAGGCGGTGACGGTTCAACTGTTACCGATGATGATAATGCCACAACAGGACTTGGAAACGGTGGCTCGTTAATTCGGCTTGTGCCAATGATGCAGCAGGTTGTTAATGTTGCTGAAACAACAGTTGCAGCCGCCACATCTTCCTTAGGCGGAGCAACAACAAATTCTACAAGTACAACATCATTATCAATTGCAACAGGTTCAAAATCGTTAACGCTTGTTGAATCTGGCAAAGCATACACGATAGGGCAATATGTTATTATTGCATCAACTGCATCGCCAACTAATTATATGGTTGGGCAAGTTACCTCATTTTCTGGTACATCGTTAGTTGTTAACGTAACCGTTATTAATGGCAGCGGAACAATAGCGGCATGGTCTATTAGCGTTACAGCAGTGGCAAATTATTTGCCTTTAGCTGGCGGTACAATGACGGGTGCAATTACGTTTGCAGCTGGGCAATTTGGAACAAATGTTAATACGTTTTTATCTACACCATCTAGTGCAAATTTAGCTGCTGCGTTAACAGACGAAACAGGGAGTGGTGCTGCAGTTTTTGCTACCTCCCCTACGCTTGTAACTCCCGTGCTTGGCACACCTTCTAGCGGTACGCTGTCATCTTGTACCGTTGATGGAACAAATGGCGTTGGCTATAAAAACATTCCGTTGTCAGGTATCAAGACAGCAAGCTACACCCTTGTTGCTGGTGATGTCGGCAAGTTTATTGAGCTAGGTACTTCTGGCTCAGTCGTGGTTCCTGCGTCTGTGTTTGCGGCTGGCGATGCAATCAGCATTTTTAACAACACTTCAGCATCAATTTCTTGCACTTGCTCTGCGGTAACAACAGTCTACAAAGGGGGTACGGATGCAGATATTTCTTCTTTTAGTGTGACTACAAGAGGTGTAGCTACTATTTTGTTTATTACAGCCACAGTCGCGGTGGTAACGGGGAATTTAGCATGAGCGGGATGATGCTTAACTTTGTTGGGGTATCTGCTGCAACAGTTCCAGGCGCACCTACTATTGGCACAGCAACCGCAACAGGAGTAACAACGGCAACAGTAGCTTATACAGCTCCAGCAAACAATGGTGGTTCAGTTATTACAAGCTACACAGCAACAAGTTCACCCAGTGGTATTACAGGCACATTAAGTCAAGCAGGGTCTGGTACTATTACCGTGTCTGGATTATCAGGTTCTACATCTTATACATTTACAGTTACAGCTACTAATGCAATTGGTACAAGTGCAGCAAGTGCTGCCAGTAATAGCATAACAACCCAAGTAGCTCCACCAACAACTATCGGTCAAGCTTATGGCGGCGGATTTTACGCTGGTAAGATTAACGTTTCTGGTACGCAATATTATCTAATTGTTGCCCCTAAAGCATCAGGAGAAAACTCAGCTAGAGCGTGGGGTGTTTACGGTGTAAATACCGCGCAGACATCAGTAATTAACGGCCCTACTAATTCCGCTGTTGAAGCAGCGTTAGGTGCGTCATATCAAGCAGCTACTTTCTGCGAGGGTTTAACAATAGGGGGTTATAGCGATTGGTATTTGCCCGCTAAAAATGAACTTGAAGTATTGTACTACTTCTTAAAACCGACTACTGACGCAAACGAGACTGGTTCCGGTTCAAATGCTAATGCGGTATCACCAGAGCCGATTAGCACTAATTACACTACAGGTTCACCAGCTCAAACAAGTGCGGGTATTGGCTTTAGAACTGGGGAAACAAATGCGTTTGCGGATGCCTACTATTGGTCATCTACTGAGTCCAATGTTGACTTCGCATGGGCACAGGCTTTCGCTAGCGGCGGCGGGTATCAGAGGGTACTAGGTAAGGGCACTAGTCGCTACGTCAGAGCTATTCGGAGAATCGCTGTGTAACAGCGTTAATTAATTAGCAGGATAAATTATGTACATACAAATAACAAACATTGACGCAGATACAGGTATTCTTTGCACAGAAGCACCAATGCGAACAGGACCGGCACTCCCAAACGTGAAAGGCTTTCAATTTGTCTTTCAAAACGAATCCGAATTTCCTATTGCATCAAATCCTGATGGCTCACTCAGCACAGCACCACTGCTTTACGGGACGTGTGATGATGATGCGGATACAACACTAGTAGGCGTTTTAAAAGTGTTGACACAAGTAGAATTTGATGCGGATAAACAGGCAGAGCATCAAGCGAGAAAACCTTACCCATCATGGGTTGGTGATATTGATACTATGTCATGGCAATCGCCTGTGCCTTATCCACAAGACGACAAATACTATTATTGGGACGAACCAACAGTATCTTGGATTAAACAAACGCCTGTGGTACAGCTTCCATGAAAACTTTTGAGTTAGGGTACTTTGGTAATATCTGGGTTAAGCAAAACGTCTTAGAACTTGCTGGTGAAACGCACGGTGGGCATGAGCATAAATTTGACCATGTAACTTTATTAGTATCTGGTAAGGTGTGTGTTGAAATTGAAGGCCATAAACCTAAAGAATTTACTGCACCAACTTTTATTGTTATCCGAAAAGAACACCATCACAAACTCACAGCAGTTGAGGATGGTACGGTTTACTATTGTGTCTACGCTTTGCGTAATATGGACGGTGAGCCAATTGAAGATATTTATGGTGAACAACATGATCCAGAATCAGCGAGTGCTAGAGATGATGGGTATTGGGAAAACATTAAGAGGATTGACAAATGAATAAATTACTTAAAATATGGAACTATTTAATGGCTCGATTAAAAGAGCCTTCTACCTACGCAAGTGCAATTAGCTCGGTGGAGGTGACAAATGCCTGACGAAGCCTGCCGCCTTGCTAAAGTAGAGCAACGAATTGAAAACCTCGAAGAAATATTTGAAGATCGTGGTAAGAAGCTCGATGCCATAATTGCAACTCTTGAAGAAATGAAGAATGAGCAAACGCGCTACAAAGGCTTTATTGGCGGCATTGTCTTCACCATTGGCGCGTTGTTTTCTTTTATTGCTTGGTGGACGAGTAAGTAATGGAATTCCTACAGTTTGCAACGGATGTAGGTTTCCCCATTGCCGCTGCTTGCGTGGGAATGTACTTTGTATTTCTGACCATCAAATTCCTGCTTGATAGCGTACTTGAAAAGATTAAAAGCCTTATCGGTATCATCAAGCAACTTGATAAGCGCGTTACTGCTATGTCACAAGACATTGTAAAAATAGACGTGCTAATGACAGAAACGCTGGATATGCCAATTGAAAAGGAAAAAGTGGCGCGTTTTAATAATCCGCAAGAAAAGAGAATTGATTAATGGATGTTGACGCATTAGCTAAATATATCAACCAGTATGGATTCCCTATTATTGCATCAAGTAGCATGGGGTATATCGTCTATTTTGTGTGGATATGGGTAACAACGATTGTTAAGCCAATACTCACCGAAACCACTGATGCGCTAATTGAGCTTATCGACCAAATACGCCTGCTTGATAACGACATGATACGGCTTACACAAAAATTAATTACGGTACTTTCTATGAGATCACGAAAATGAAAACAGGCGAACGCGGTTTAAAATTAATTAAAGAATTTGAAGGTTGCAAGCTCAAAGCGTATCAATGCCCAGCTGGTGTTTGGACTATTGGCATTGGCTCAACACATTATGGTGATGGCACACCAGTTACTAAAAATAGAACGTTGCCTAATGAAGGGGCGGCAATCGCTTTATTAGCCGCAACAATTGGGCAATACGAAAAAGCCGTCAATGCAACAGGCGTTGAATTAACACAAAATGAATATGATGCACTTGTTTGCTTATGCTACAACATTGGCGCAGGTAACTTTTTTAAATCTACACTTGTTAAAATGTTAAAAGCCGGTGACGACAAGGCAGAAATAGCAAAACAGTTTTTGCGTTGGGATAAAGCAGGTGGCAAACCGCTTGCTGGATTAACGCGCAGGCGCAACGCTGAAGCAGAATTGTTTTTAACGCCATAATAAAAAAGCCGCTTATTCAGCGGCTTTATTTTTAATCATCCATTTTTGATAGGCTTCTTCAGGTGTTAAGCCAGAGCAAACAGCCGTTGTTTGTGTGTAACATAACCAAATTCTACCTATTTTTTTAAGTCGTGGTTTCATGCACTGCGTTCACTTATAAACACGGGTTGCATGGGATTATCTGCAAACCATTTTAATTTTATTAAATAATCGCGCATGGCTTGATAACGCAAGCCGCCTGATGGTTTACCACTTTTAAATTCATACATTACACGCCCTCTTTTTCTTTTAACTTATCAAAATACCACTGCGCCTTTTTTAAATCCTCAGCACCGTTTTTTTGCTTATAACGCCACTGATATTTTAATATGTTCCCGCGTAAAAATCCGATAAATTCTTCTTTTGTTAGCATAGATTCGATTGCGTCAATACATTCAACAGTTCCGCTGTTATAGTGCGCTGGTGAGTTTACTTTTTCGCTCGTTTTGATTGGTGCGCCTGCATTAACTAATTTTTTTTGTCTGTTTAAATGTTTAATAACATTATCCAATCGAACAGGTGAACATTCAACAGGTGGCGGCAATTCTTGATAGCTTGTCAACGTGTACAAATAAGCGTTGTCTATTCTATCAGCAGACTTATGCACAATACCGTCTTTGATTAACTTTTGAACTTTAAATTCCACTTGGTGTTGCTTTAAATCTGTTAGCTCGGTTATTTCGCGCATTGTCATGCCTTGACGATTTCCGCGCTGGAGAATTTGCTGGATCATTTTTTCTCCTCATTAAGTTGATAAGGATGGCAAGTTAAATTCCATCTGCCTGCAAACTGCAAATTTTTAAACGCAAAATCCTGTCTAACTGCCGCGCTTTCACACGAAGCCTTGTCTGCAAATTCGATTGTTGATTGTGTAAGCTCACCGTGAGTTGTTACAGCGATAATTAAAATATAAGCTGTTGTTGCAATCATTTTGCTTCTCCGATGTAGCGGTATTCTCTATAATCAAGCCATGCGGGGTTACCCATTATTTTCTCCCAATTATTATCGAGGTTGACTTCAAACTCAACCCAAGGGTCAACACGTCTTTGCGCTACTTCTGCGTATTTCATAATCATTTCTGCGTGTGGGTGTGGGGTGATTACTGGTCTATCAAAACAACATATAGTTGTGCGATCAATTTCTTTCATTTCACTGTTAAACCAAACAGCATCCAAGTAAACTCTAGTTGCGTTAGAAGAAGTTTTATCCCAATCTGGTTCAAATTGTGTTGCAGTTTGTCTTTCGTTCCAATCATAAAATGTATCAAATAATGTTAGATGTGGTGATTTATTAATAGCAAGTTCAGCCAATTCCATAATTTCATCGTTTGTTAATAAACTCATTTTCCTGTACTCCCAAAGCCACCAACACCACGCTCAGTCACTGCGCTAAATTCCTCAACTTCTTCAAATATCGGACGCAATACAGGCACAAAAAACATTTGAGCAATACGTTCGTTAGGTTGGATTCGATAACTATCACCGTGTGTCATGCGCAACTTAACCATAATTTCGCCTTGATAATCACTGTCAATTACGCCAACCGTGTTCATTAACCCAACCCCATAATTAAACCCTAATCCACTGCGCGGAACAATCAAACCAACAACAGACTTGTCAGCAATATGGATTGCAATGCCTGTAGGTATTAACACAGGCGTTTCTGGTGTTAAAAGCATGGTTTCTTCAATACAGGCGCATAAATCAATAGCGGCTGCGCCTTCAGTTTGGAACTGCGGAATAACCGCGATTGGTCTTACTTTTTTTATCTGCATAATGTCATCTCCCATCTTGTTGGCATGTCGCCAATCCACGTTTTTAAAAATTCCCGTGCGGTTTTATTTCCGCGCTGGCTTTCTGATAAATTAATGCGCTTAATTTGTATATGCTCGATTCCTTCATCATCAACAACCAACCTTCTACCAATCATGTCACCGCAGTATTTCGTAAACTCTTTTTTATCATAAAAAAACACTCTCCAGTTTTTTACAATGCGCTCAAATCGTATTGCATTTCTCATGCGATAATTAACCGTTTGTGGCGATAAACCATGCTCAGTAGCAAAATCTAAAACAGTTTGTTCATCTTCGTTTGGATGGCAAACAACAATGTTATTAATTCTAAAATTATAATTATCACCATCTTTAAAAATAACAGCATCTTCAAAACTTGGATAATAACCATGTGAAAAGAAAACTGCCATGCGCCATGCGGTAAAGTATTTTTTACCATTTTCTTTTTTAACGCAAATGGTGGCTTGCCGATTTGCGTAGTTAAAAGACAACGGTTTGTCAGGCGTTCTTTTTCGGTAAAATGCGCCTGTTCCACCACAGTAAATAATATTTTCTTTTATACTTTCCAACTCTTTTAGTGAAACTTTTAAATCTTTTTTTATTGGTTGCACCACGTCATTACCTTTGATGTTCAATTTTTAAATCAAAAATAGGGCGTATTTCATGACAACGATCACACTCCCTAATTCCTCTGCTTACATATTGCCGCCATGTTTTATGCTGGCAGTTTGTTGTGCTTGGCGTTGGTGTTACCTTCTCAACTGGTTTAATTAATGCCATAGCCATATCCCCGCTAATATGAGTGCTAACACATAGAATATTAATGCTGCAATGTCGTCAATCTCCACGCGCGTACTCCACCATAAAACAAACTATTAAAACAAAAATGCCAGTCCAAAAAATTAACTCAGCCATGCTTACGCTCCTCTCTAAATTTTGCCAATATAAATTGAATATCAATTGTTTCTTTGATACTGCGTAACTTTTGACGCTTCAGGCTTTTACGTTCTTCTTTAAGATCATTTAGCCGGTTAAGTAGGTGTTCTTCAAGTGCTATTTGTTTCATTTTAAAACTCCAATTCAAATTGATTGTTATTACTATTCCAAAATGATGCAGAATTATGTTGTTCAATTCTGTCTGCAATTACCGATGCTCTCTGAGCTGCTGTAGCAGGTTTATAAATTCCAAATCGGTCAAGTGACCCGCAATTAACAGCGGCATTTGTTGAATCTGCTGACGACAAAGGAAGTTTAGTAAACACTTTAGGGTTAAGCATACGCAGTCCATGCAGTTTACATTTAGGTCTACCTTTATCATCAGTAACAACATTCATTACGTCTGACATTCTACCCCACCATTTTTTAGTATTCGGTGTTGCATAATCTCCACTACTACCAAGTGCAACAATTTCAAAGTTTTCAACAAGCCATTCAAGATATTCAAACGATTCGTGTAAATGCCAAACTGGGACACCTTTTGTTTTTGTTCCACTGCGTAACCATTTCATCACCCAATCCTGATTGTCAGCTTCTGTGCCGTCAATTATGTCAGGTATTAACGCCCAATCAAAAGATGGATGACGACATAGAGATTGCGCCCATGTTAAATACGCATCAAAGTCAATTGCTCCATATCCTTTTTTCCAGTGGCTGAATGCGCCATTATCTAATACAAAAGATTGGCAAAATTCTAGCACTGCACCTGTGTCATCCTGTCTTCCAAATGGAATCAGTGCATGGCGACTAACAAGAAAACGCGCTACATCTTGACGCGTTCCGCCAATTGGTGTGCCATGATAATGAATCATCTCGCCACCATGTTCCCTTGATTATCTCGACTTAGCTCATACACCCCGTATAGTTTGCTGTCTCTTAAAACAAACTCGCCAATATTGGTTTTAATGATTTCATAATGATGTCTGTGTGTTGCTGCTATTGTAATAAAGCAAAGCAATGCACCAATTGCAAATGAACAAATAGCCACCCAAATTAAATCGTTTTTCATTTTATTCTCCAATGCCATGTGCTTTTTCTATTGCTCTGACAAACTTAAAATATGGATTATTATCAATGTAACCATACTCGCTTAAAAAGCCGTAGACAGAACCATCATCATTTTTAACATGGTCAAGAGTGAATCCTGCATTATATCCAATGTTGAAAATTTCATCATCACTCAAAGGTTCACGTTTTGGTGGTGTTAGGTCTAGTTCAGCTTGTATATCCCAGTACAAATCATAATGAGTTTCTTTTAATTCGCGCAGTGTATCTCGCACTCTTTTTAACAACTCTCTTTCTTTACTCATAACTCCACCTCAGATTGGTAAGTTGTTCCACAACCATTGCAGATATGCCATTCACAGTCAACAGGCGGGTTAGCATCGTAATGGAATAAATTGACTCCGCAGGTACACTCAAATACTTTGCCATTAATTTTTAGGAAGTGTGACTCGTTTACCATCTTATTACTCCTATTCTTTTTAGTACCGCACGCACTTTATGAGGGCGTTCTTTTCTAAATATGTGCGTCATATTCATATCTCTAGTAAACATCGCGTATTTAAAACTGCGCCATTTCGCATCGCATGGATTGAATCCTCTTTGTCTTACTCTCATAACTTATCCAATTTTAGTTACAGATATTTCATACAATGGTTTACCACAAACTTTAACGATATGGGTATCATCCGTCCCAACATATTCTATTATTGCTTTTAGCACATCACTAGTAACGTCAGTTTTATTGGCAAGAAAAGCAGTGCCTTTTTTATTTAACTTACCTGCATATATAGTTTTCGAAATAATTGCTGTTGCCACTCTAATCATAATCCACCTCCTTAAAAGAATTAAAAAAATCTTTTTTAGTTGTAACAAACATTTCACGAAGTTTATTTGAATTAAAATAGGCAATTCCTTCAACCCAGTTATCACTAATTTTTACCCAACACGCAGTTTCAAGTAGGTAAACGTCACCTGTTTTTTTGTGTTTGTATTGAATGCTCATTCTACCACTCCCGTTGCGCTGTCATTGCAGACCGCCATAATCACCCGTGCTGGGCGTTTTGACATCTGGTAAGCACCAACAGCAAGATTATATTCTTCTTTTGCGTTAGCGCATGCTTGGCGCGTGTCATAATGTATTGCCGTTGTTGTGTAGGCAATGCGCTCAACCTGTGTTGTTCTGCCGCGCTTGTCGATGTTTGTGTCTACTGTCAAAAATGACAGCGTTAGTGCTAATGTTGCGCTCATAAAACCGCCTTTAATTTAAGTAAATGACGTTTAACAAAATAAAGCTCTGCTCTTGCTTTTCCGTTTTGCCACCAAAAATAAACAGCGGTTAAAATAAAAATAACATAAGCAATGCCTGTTTCGTCTAACATCTTTAAAAATTCAATCATAAATCACCTTTTTATTAAAAAAAGCCACTTGTCTTAGCGGCAGAGGTAGGAGTATTCGTTAAATCAGATCACGCAATTTGTAATCTGACTTGAAATCATCAATGGTGGTAGCACCACGATAAATGTTTAAAAAATTGTCGTCGATATGTTCTTCGACAATTTCAATAAGTCTTTTTGATGGTTTGTTAACTGGATCACCATCTTCATCAAAGATGGCAATTTTTTCAACCAAAACTTCACGATTGTCGTCAACGTCTTCGTAAAAATCTGCTGGTATTAATGAACCAGTAATTAGCACTTCAACCTCAGCAGTCAACTCATAACCGTCATCGGTTTTAATTTGGAAGGTTACTGTTTCGTACATAAAACACCTCCTACACAATAGCAGCAAGCATCACTGATGCTTTGCGTGGAAAGTGATGCCCATCGCGTTTGATGGTGTTAACAGTCGCAACTGCACCAGATGCAATTGCTTGTGCGTGGGTGCGGAATGCAACCCACTGAAAAGATCCGTCTAAAGATACGAATCCGCATACTGTTGTGTGTGATTTTTTCATAATTTTTACTCCTAAAAAGTTGAACGAACTGGACGCATGTTTACGCCCAGCTTTTTTATATTTATGCTTCAATACCGATACTTGCAAATTCAGCAACAACGTCTGCTGAAACATCACCAGAAGAAAGAGCGTCCTCAATACTGAGGAATGTGTAAGTATTCAATAACTCTTGATTATTGGAATTTTCAAAATCAAGACCCTGTTCTAATAATGTCAGACGAGCATTATGCTCAGCCGCCATTGCTATTAAAATGGATTCGTTATTTTTTAATTTTTTTAATTTTTCTTGCATGTCGTTTACTCCGTAAATTATTTATTATTGTTTCGCCTTCTTGAAAGCGTGGTTATATATTAAACCCTATATTCTAAAAAGTAAACATATTTTTTTACATTTTAAACAATAGAATCTAAAAAAGCCTGATAAGCCGCTTCATAACCCAGCGCAACGCAAACAAATGCGCCTGCATCATGTGCGGCTTTTAAATACTCAAGTTGCCCATCCTGCCATTTTGACTTGGTGTGATCTTGCCGTTTCAGCTCACAAACAAACGTTTTTTGCATTGGAATAATAATATCGGGCGCACCTTTCGTCATGCCTTCGCTTTTTTGCCGTGCTACCTGCTGCCAGTTGCGTTTGCCCTCGTTTCTGATATGCGTGGCAATCTTTCCATAAGTCATTGGATATTCACGCCTTATACGCGCAAAAAAAGTTATTGCTTCAAGCGTTTCGCTTGGGCAATCGCCACGATACGATGTGTCACCATAAACTTTAAGCCACTGGGGGAATTTCATCGTTTCTGAATCTCATGTTGTAATTGTGAACCCTGTAAAAATCACCTTCTTTTTGATAAGTGACTGTTTCGGGCGGTCTTGTTCCATTTATCGTAACAGTCATAAAACTGTTGTAGTCGCGCGGGATTTTTGGCGTAAAAAACACGGTAAACGTTCGCCATGCGGTAGTAAATTCAACCCGCAAACATTCGTTGCCGGCTTTGCTAATGGTTGGCTTAACTTTCATATCAAGCACCTCATCGGTTTGTGATTGATATGGATCTGATTTTCGCTCGCGGTATTGCCTAATCAGTTTTTCGTTAGGGTCAATCAATTCTTCTTTGCAGCCGCCACAATAACGCGCTGCAACATCATTTTCATGACCGCACTCGTGGCATGGCTTAAAACTCCATTTATAATCGCAATAATCAGACTGACACGATCTGCTATGATGCGCAGGAAAAAAACCATGCTCGGTTTCAATTCTATTTCCTTGCAAGTCTACAAAATAACCGTTGTCATCAATGCCAAAACCAGCATCGTTGTCGCGCGGTTTAGTTTCATTTAATAATCCGCACTCAGGACAACGCGCGATCAGATACTCGCCATTAAACTCTACGCTGTTACTGGTTTTAATGTCGGGGTTAAAAACATCACCATCGGGGCAATGTCGCTCGATGTTCTCCGCGTAATCTAAGACTAAGCAATCTTGCTTTTCATCACCTAGACGCAATCCACGCCCAATTATTTGCTGTAATAATGCGGCTGACTCGGTGGCGCGTAAAATTGCGACAACATCGCAGTGAGGCGCATCAAATCCAGTCGTTAAAACCGCCACATTTACTAAATATTTTAAAATCTGCGCTTTGAATTTAAGCAGGATTATTTCACGCTCTCGAGCTGGTGTGCCGCCTGTGACAATAGCCGATAATTCTGGCGGTAAAGATTCCATGATCTCACCCGCGTGTTGAATCGTAGCCGCAAAAAATAACACGCCTTTACGATCTCGTGACTGCTCGATAACATCCGCGACAATCTCAGCCGTTAACCTGCCTTTGCCGTGATAAGCCTTATCAATATCATCTTTGCTAAAATTACCCATTGCATTAGTTTGCATGTTTAGCGTTTCATAATGCTTGCTATGGATTGCACCAATTACGGGTTGGCACAGATAACCTTGCTGGATTAACTCACGCGCAGTGATCTTGTAAATCAATCTATCAAAATACGGGTTGCGTGTTTTGCTTTCATGCAGTGCTACACCGCGCAAATCGTGTTTGAAAATGTAACCCGTTGACATTCGGTAAGGTGTAGCTGATAACCCAATAATGCGCAGGTTTTCATTAAATACCTGCAGCTGATCAATAATATGAATAACGGTTGGCGTAATCTTATGGCACTCGTCAATAATAACTGCACAGAATTGACTGCCAAAACGTTCAAGCTGGTTTTTGATGCTGACAGGCGTACCAACCACTAACGGATTAGCAAGGCAAGTTTCACCAACGCTTGCACTAAACAATGAAACTTGATTTCCTGTTGCAATAATCTTATCCGCATTTTGCTCAAGCAGTTCTTTACTTGGCACAATACATAAAACGTGTTTGCCTTTGCTTACTTTGTTTAACGAGTTGGCTATCTCAGCAACAATGATGGATTTACCCGCACCTGTGGGCAATTCAAGAACGCATGGCGCGGTGTTCTTGCGAACCCACGCTATGCAGTCATCATGCGCCTGCTGTTGGTATGGGCGCATTTTCATTTAAGACAACCTCCAATATTCACTCGCTTCACCTGTGTAAGGCGTTAAATCTGCATCTGGTAGCAATTCTTTAACAGCCTTTGCATAACTTACTGCGCCTTTTTTGACTACCTTTGTTAATTTATGCCCGTTGATCTCGCTGTCTTGTTCTTTGCAATCTCGAACAATATGCTCAAGCACGCCTTTTTTAATGGCTTCAAGTTCTGCGATCTGCGCAGACAATTCAAAATAATACTCCACACGGTACGCTGTAGAATTGGCGTTGTTGGTGGCGCGTTTATCTTGCAAATACTTTTCTGGGTTATCGCGCTCAATTAAATATTCGTCATGGAAACTTTTTAGAATTGGCAGGTGCTTATTTATCCATTCGCGATCATAATCAATGGTTTCTATTTGGTCACCATTTGGACTCCATTGATAAAAATCACACGCGCTCATGTGCGTCACAAATAGTTGCACCTGAATCTGCGCATAATAATGCGGCTGCTGCGCTAAGTTTTTAAACATTGGCGGGATTTTATCGCGTTGACCATACGGGCATTTAATCTCAATTAGTTTATCAAAACCAACAAATCCATCGGGACTTGCTCCTAGCCAGTAATCGTGTGTATAAAACCCACATTTTTCTACCATAACACCAGTTTTTAGCTGGTAATCCATTTTTGCTAAATCTTCGTGAAACGTGCCATATTCTGTAGCTTGGTTGCCTTTAAATTCACGTTCTGCGCTGTGATATTCACGCACCATGTTGCGCATGACATCTTCGCGTTTCATAAATGGTGATAATCCAAGTATTGCGCCAACGCTTGATGCGGTAATACGCCCAACACGTTGTACAAACCATTCTGGTGTTCTTTGTTCTATCATTTTACTCACCTTTAGTTATTGCACGTCCATGTGCAGTTGTTTAGTTAATTATCAAAAAGGAACATCGAAATTATCATCAGCAATTTCTGGTGTTGTTTTAGGTGCTTGCACAGGTTCTTCAACACTGCGAGGTGATACTGCTGCAACCCAATTGCCTGTTTTGTCGTTTATCTCCCAAACCATGACTTTAATTAACATAGGTTTTTGCATAAGGTGTAAAAGCGTTTCATTAGTTGGGGCAGAATCAGACTTGGATAATTTGCCGCCCGCGTTTTTATCAATAGCCGCTAACATATTCAAAGCCTTGTCGCGTTTCTTTGTTTCTGCATCAAAAATGCGCACTTTTTGAAACACTTTGCGGTTTTTATAGGCGTCTGGTTTGTTTACTGTCCACGCTAAATTGATATATTCATCGCCTTGATATTCCGCAATGTTAGCTTCAGTAATCATGGCTAAGCAGGTCGTGTTTTCTGGTATCAACGCGATACCACCACCTGATTCAAATTTACCTGTTGTATCTGTTGCGCTTTTACCTTCGCTTGTTTGCCAAAAACTCATAATTATTCTCCTAAAAATTTTAATAATGGATTGATTCCGTGTTGGATAAAAATATCGTCAGTTAATCCCATGCGGTTTTTACTAACGCTTGACGCTTCACTTGTGCATTGAATAATCCGCTCACCCGTGCTTTTTGCTTTTGATTTCTTTTGTTCATCTTTCATCACAAAAGTTTCTAGGCGCATAAAACCTACAAAATCTGCATCATCAATGTAATGGCTTTGTGATTTCTTTTCCATTTTTAAACCATACTGTTGATAAGCATCACTGTCTGGCAAATCAATCGTGTTTAATTCTGCATGACTTAAAAAAACAATGTTCATGTCTTTTTTATCCACTAAAATCTGACACGCTTTGCGCACTCTGCCGTGCATAGATGATAATGCCTGATACCCTGCGCCATAACCACCCATTGCAAGTGCTAATGCTTTTGCGCTGGTGTTGCCTTTAGTTATTTCGTCAGTAAACAGACGATCTAATTTACTAATTGAATCAATCACAACTGTTTTATAGTTGTGTTGCTCATTAATAAGCGTTAACAGTTGATTGTAAATATCGTCAGAACTGGTAAGCAATGGGAAAGCATCAGGCATTGCGTTTGCAGGTACAGAAGATAAACCATCTTCTGCTCTGATAAAAATAGGCGCGGGGAATGTGCTGGCTAGACTGGTTTTGCCAATACCTGCGCCACCGTAAATGGTGAACAATCGGTATTTATTAACGGGTTTGCTAATCGTGCTTAAAAGGCTCATGCTACACCTCCAGCATAAACAGCAGATTGAAAATAAGAGCGTGCAACTTCATTTACTAAATAAGTGTTAGTAAATGATTGGAATTTTTTTGTTGCGTGTTGGGCATAAGCTAAAGATAATTCTGTGCGGGTGCTTTCGTCAGAATCAATAAAAGAATCAACCATCTTGTCTTGACTAATTGAATTTGCAACTGATTGTGCAAACATTAAAACATCGGCTGGGTGTACGCCCATTGATGCTGCCAAATTAATAACGTCTTGTGAGTATGTCATTGTGTTGCTCCGCATTGGGATTAAAAAAAATAATTTGTTACTACGGGTACTATATTACTAAAAATAGTTTATAATGTAAACATATTTTTTTAAATCTTAAAATACAACAAGGAAAGCACACAATGACACCAGACGAAATCAAAGAAAAATTACGCGTGATGAACATTAGCAAAGTAGCGGAAGAATCGGGCGTGTCGCGCAATATGCTGCATCGATTTTTGCACGATCAGTTTAAAAAAGAAAAAACACCTTATGAAAAAACCGTTGAACGCTTAGCGCAATATTTAGGAAAATTATGAATGATTTATTAAATGCAATACGCGCTTCAGGCATAAACCCGCCAACCCATATAAATCAGCACGGCATTACGCGCTTTGCCACTACAGGCAAAGAGAAATCTGGCTGGGTATCATTATTTATAGACGGCAAAGGCGCATGTTATGGTGACTGGAAATCGGGCGAGCAACACGTTTGGTTTGCTGATGGCTTTAGAAGTAGCGAAAACGATTACGAACGCGAACAAGCTATTGAGAAAGCCAAAGAAGAACGGGATTTTGCTTACAGCAACGCAGCGTTTAACGCTCAGGAGCTGTATGCAAAACTCCCACACGCTTTAGATCACGATTATTTGACGCGCAAAAATGTCAAATCACACGCAGCACTGCGCATTTATGACGGCAAACTCGTTATTCCTGTTTATGGCGTGGGTGGTGAAATCCAGTCGCTTCAATATATTGCCACAGACGGCACAAAACGATTTTACACGGGCGGTAAAATGCAGGGCGGTTACTTCACTATTGGTGAGCCGTCCGACATGGTAATCATTGCCGAAGGATTTGCCACCGCCATGACAATCCACGAAGCCACAGCACAATGTGTTGTGGTTGCGTTTAACGCTGGGAATTTAAAGCCAGTGTGCGACATGGTGCGCAGTCAGTACAAAGGCAGGGTGATTATATGCGCAGATAACGATGCAAGCGGTGTAGGTATTGAAAAAGCTAATAAATGCGGGGTAGAAGTTATCCACTCGCCCATTGTTGGTGAAGATTTTAACGACATGGCAAAACGCGCAGGCATATTAGCGGTTGCGGATCTCATTATTGGCAAAAAGCAAAACCTGTTTGTTTCAGTCCATGATTTGATGGCAAACACCACACGCGCTGATTGGGTAATTAAAAACTTATTAGAACGCGGTTCAAACACGTTATTGTTTGGCGAATCTGGGGCGTGTAAATCGTTGATTGCCATGGATTGGGCGTTTTGTATTGGCAATGGGATTGCGTGGCACGGTCACAAAACTAAAAAAGGCACGGTGGTGGTCATTGCTGGGGAAGGTCATCGAGGGCTTGCAATGAGGATGCAAGCTCTCAAACAAAAATACAACATGAATCCTGACAATATTTATTTTAGCACAAAAAGCGTTAATTTGCTCGATACAGACGCGGTTATGCGTGTAGGCAGTATATTAGATGGGTTAGGCTTAGACGAGCCTCCATGCGCCATTTTCATCGACACAATGCACAGAAATATGCACGGTGACGAGAATAGCAGCGAGGATATGGCGATATTCTTGGCTAACATGGAATTATTGGCTAAGAAATATAATGCAGCTATTTCACCAGTGCATCATAGCGGTCATGGCGATAAGGGCAGGGCGCGTGGAAGTAGTGCAATTAAAGCAGGCATGGACGCAGAATTTTGCATGACAAAGAAATCTAAAATGGAAGTCACTTTGTCATGTACTAAATCGAAAGATTTTAGCGCAGGCAGTAACATGGATTTTAGAATAAAAGTGGTTGATCTTGAGGGCGATTGTTTTTATGACGAGGATGAAGGAAAACAGATTGAAGGCGTTTATTTAGAATATGTTGGTCAAGCTGAAGATAAAATAGAGTTATCCAAAACCGAGCAACAGACTTTTGACGGCATGAAAAAAGCCATTGAAATGACAAAAATACAAGGTGAAAAATATACATTGCTTGGAAAAGACCATTTTGTACTAACACTTACACAATGGAAACCATTTGCTTATGAAATGTACACGGATAAAAATGCTGGCAGACACAAAGGCAACTTTGATAGTAGTGTTAAATCTTTGTTAAATCAAGAAGTTATAGGCAATGATGGCGATTATTACTGGGTTAAATAACTATGTACATTTATGTACATTGTATAAAAATGTACAATGTATAAAAGTGATCCAAAAAATGTACATACATATACACACCCCTTTAGGGGTGTATATGGATGTATATGGATTTGTATATTTAGCTGTATGAATAATAAATTTACATTTTTTTACTTTTTAGAATATAATCTTTTTAACCAACCAACCCAGAAATCACTTTATGGCGATTTATCAATAACTGGGTTGGTTGGTTTTAACCATAAAGAATTAAACCCTAACGCGTGTCCTCTCGCACGAAAAAAAAACGGGAGCAGTTTTACCGCAGCATTTTCTGATAATTTTGCAATGCGGGGTTATGGTTTAATTACTTGATGGTTAACTTAAACAGGAACAAAATTGCATGAAGCGAAAAGAGAAACGATCAGCTAAGTTTGCACCACAAAATGATTATTATGAGCCGAAAATTAAACCGGTACGCGCATTAAACAAAACACAGCAGCAATATCTGAATCAAATACGCGCTAATGTCATCACATTTGCCATTGGTAGCGCGGGAACGGGTAAAACGTATATAGCGGCAGGGGTAGCTGCTCAAATGCTGTCAGAGGGCATTATTGACACAATTATTATGACGCGACCCAACGTTGAAGCTGGTCGTGGTTTTGGTTATTTGCCGGGTGAATTATCTGAAAAATATGCGCCATACATGGAGCCTTTGCTAGATGTGCTTAATGAGCGACTTGGGAAATCTCACACAGAATATTTGCTAAAACGTGGATCTATTCAGTTTAAACCGCTAGAGTTTATGCGCGGCAAAACGTTTGCACGGTGCTTTTATATTTTAGATGAAGCGCAAAACTGCACACCACAGCAGATGAAGTTGTTTTTAACGCGCATTGGTGAGGATTGCAAAGTCATTATTGATGGTGATATTGAGCAGAAAGATATTACTGGCATGAGCGGCTTACAAGACGCGGTTAATAGATTACAAAATGTGGATAAAATAGGCATGGTTGAGTTTACAGTTGATGATGTTGTACGCTCAGGCATGTGTAAAGAAATATTGATGGCTTATAGGGATTAGAATGAAAAATACACTGACAGATTTAAACAATCATTTATTTGCTCAAATGGAAAGATTGAGCGAAGAATCATTAAGTGTTGAGCAACTGGCTTTTGAAGCAGAACGCTCAAAAAGTTTGACCATTATTGCGCGTACAATCGTGGATAATGCGCGTTTAGTCCTTGATGCACAGACACGCATTAATGATATTCCAGAACGTAAAGAGCTACCTGCTATTTTAAAATGAACAGCGGACGGTTTCAAAAAGGGTTTACGCCTTGGAATAAAGGCGTTAAAAAATCAACTGGTGAATCAAAAACTCGATTTAAAAAAGGAAATGAAACATGGAACACTCGACCATTAGGCGATGAGCATGTTGATAATGATGGGTATATTCGTGTTAAAGTGGCTGAAACAGGAACAAAAAGAGAACGTTGGAAATTAAAGCATCGTTTGATTTATGAGCAACATCATGGCGAAATATCGCCAAGCATAATTATTCGGTTTTATGATAATAATAAACAAAATTTTAATATTAAAAATTTATATGCGGTAACAAAAGGCGAAAACGCTGTTTTAAATCGTTTAAAATTTGCAAATGAACCACTTGAGTTAAAACCGACAATATTGGCAATGGTTAGAATGTGCTTAAAAGCTAAAATACCTTATAGGATTACTTGATGCAAATCACACAACGTAAAACTGCGGATTTAATACCGTATGTGAACAACGCGCGAACACACAGCGAACAACAAGTGTTGCAGATTGCGGCAAGCATAAAAGAGTTTGGTTTTAATTCGCCCGTGTTGGTTGACGGGGAGAACGGTATTATTGCAGGTCATGGGCGTGTGTTGGCGGCTAAAAAGTTAAATCTTGATGAAGTACCAACCATTGAGCTTAAACACCTCACTAAGACGCAAAAGAAGGCATATATTCTTGCAGATAATCGTTTGGCGTTGAATAGCGGTTGGGATAATGATTTGTTGGCGTTAGAGCTGGGGGAATTATCAGATGATGGGTTTGATTTAACATTGACTGGTTTTGATGATTTTGTATTGGATGATGTTGAAGGGCATATTAGTTCAAGTGAATCACCAGAGGAATTTAAAGAAGTTGGCGAAACAGAATTAAATCATAAGTGTCCAAAATGTGGGTTTGAATATGACGTATAAAATACCGACACTAAAAGAAATTAAAGATCAAACAGAAAATGGCAATCATAAGTTTGAAGTAGTTAGTTTTTTTGCAGGAGGTGGCGGATCGTCAACTGGTTATAGAATGGCTGGCGGAAAAGTTTTAGCAGTAAATGAGTTTATCGAAGAAGCGCAAAAAACTTACGCTGAAAATTATCCAAGCACACATATTTTTAAAGGCGACATTAGAAAATTAACGCCTGAAGATGTTTTAAAAAAAATCAACAAAAATAAATTTGAACTTGATGTTATGGACGGCTCACCGCCATGCAGTGCTTTTTCAACAGCAGGCAGCAGGGATAAGGGCTGGGGGAAAGATAAAAAATACTCAGATTCATCGCAAGAAAATGTTGAGGATTTATTTTTTGAATATATTCGAATGTTGCGAGGGATAATGCCAAAGGTTTTTATTGCGGAAAATGTCGCAGGTTTATCAATTGGGGTAGCAAAAGGCTATTTGAATGAAATCATTAGAGATTTGAAAATATCTGATTATCACGTTGAGTGCAAGATTTTAAATGCAAAATGGCTGGGTGTTCCACAATCACGCAACAGGATTATTTTTGTTGGTGTACGAAATGATTTAATGAAAAAAGAATACGTTGGGAATTTACACCCGAAGCCGTTAAAAAACATCGTGACATTAAAAGAAGCCTTTGAAGGATTAGTATTTTCAGAACAGGATGCGAATGATTCAAACATTTCACGGTTTGCTATTTTTAATGAGTTAAAAAAATTAAAACATGGTGGACAAAGTAAAAAGTATTTCAGCTTAAACAAAGCCAATCCAAATGATGTCAGTCAATGTATAACGGCGACAACAGGAAATATCGGCGCGGCAAAACCTTGTCATTGGGATAACAGAGCATTCACGGTTGACGAAGTAAAGCGCATTATGTCTATTCCAGACGATTACATTTTAACAGGCTCATATCAGCAAAAGGTTGAGCGTCTTGGTCGAATGGTCGCACCTTTCATGATGCGCTCGGTTTGTGAAAATTTATTAAAAATTGGGGTAATAAATGGAAATTCCTAATGAGTGGACATTTAAAAACAAAGACATTGCTACTGCGTTTAATTTGCACGTCAGGGAGCAGTTGCCATGGTATGATTTAGCAACTCGATTAGTTGAGCATATTGTAAGAAATTACACGCCAAAAAATGGCTTAATTTACGATATAGGCGCATCAACAGGAAATATCGGAAATGCGATTGCCGATATTATAAAAACCCGCAACGCAACGTTAATTTCAATTGAAGAAAGCACAGAAATGTGCGAATTAAACAAATCAATTGGCGATGTAATTAACATAAATGCACTTGAATATGAATTTAAAAAACACGATGTTTCAATTCTGTTTTTGGTTTTAATGTTTATTCCAACATCAAAAAGAAAGAAATTTATATTGAACTTAGTTGAAAAATTAAATGATGGTGGTGTTTTAATTATTTTCGATAAAATATCAAACGATGGGTATATGCAAAATGTTATGCAGCGATTAACCATAAACGAAAAACTCAAAAACGGCGCAGATTACGAAAGCGTTATTAAAAAAGAGTTTTCATTAAGCGGATTACAACGACCAATTGATGATGATTTTTTAAATTCCATACCATTTAAAAAACACATGGTTTTTAAATTTGGCGAGTTTGTTGGTTATGTAATTGAAAAAAATGAGTAATTATAATGGCTCTCACACCTAAACAAGAACGCTTTGCACAACTTGTTGCAGAAGGCAAAACACAGGCTGATGCTTATCGTGGGGCGTTTGATACTAAGCCAACAACTAAGCCTGAAACAATACAAGCTAATGCTTCACGGCTTATGGCTGACAGCAATATTTCAGCAAGGGTTGACGAACTACGCAAACCAATCATTGAAGCCGTTGGAATTACGCTTGAATCGCATTTAAAAGACTTAATGACGTTGCGCAACCTTGCCGTTAAAAACAATCAAATCAATGCGGCTATTACGGCTGAAATTGCCAGAGGTAAAGCAGCAGGCGTATCAACAGATCGCGTTGAAGCAACTATAAAAACAGGTTACACATTTGTGGTTGAGCGAGCAGCGCGTGAAGATTAGGCTAAAACTTACAGAGCCCCAAGAAGACTTCATTTTTAGTGAAGCAATCCACCCTGCAATGGTGGCAGGATATGGCGCGGGGAAATCACAAGCCGCAGTGATTAGACTGGCTTTGCTTGCATTGAAATACGATGGTTTATCGTTTGGATTTGTTGAGCCTACTTATGATCTTATCAGATTGATTGCCTTTCCGCGCTTTCAAGAAATACTCGATGAGTGGGGCGTAAAATATAATCTTAATAAAGCCGATGCAATTATCAAGCTCGAAAACAATTCGCAGATTATTTTTAGATCGGCAGACAACCCAGAGCGTTTAGTTGGTTTTCAATTAGCCGATGCGGTAATAGATGAAGCCGACACGTTGCGCGTTGACCAAGCCAAACTGGTTTGGACTAAAATGCTTGGACGGATTAGAGAACGCAAACCAGATAATTCACCTAACACACTTGCAGCGGTATCAACTCCCGAAGGTTTTGCTTTCATGTACGAAATGTGGGGTAAAGAACCACGCGAAGGCTACGAGTTAATCAAAGCACCTACTTCAAGCAATCCCTATTTACCCGATGGTTATATCAAGCAACTTGAAGCAACCTATTCAAGCGCACAATTAGCCGCGTATCTTGATGGCGAATTTGTAAACCTTAACGCTGGGAGCGTCTACCATGAGTTTGACAGAAATCTTAATTCATCCATTGAAGTTATTAATTCAGACGATGTTTTGCATGTTGGGTTGGATTTTAACGTTTCCAATATGTCTGCTGTTATTCATGTATTGCGCGGTGACAGCGTTCATGTTGTTAATGAGCTCACTGGCGTGTTCGATACGCCAACAATGGCGCGGTTATTAAAAGAGAAATATACGTCACACAAGATTTTAATTTATCCTGATGCAAGCGGTAACGCTCGAAAATCAAACAACGCAAGCGAATCAGACCACAGCATTTTGCGCTCGTACGGGTTGCAAGTGTTGGTTAATTCACGCAATCCATTCATTAAAGATCGCGTGTTATCGGTTAACGCCATGATTCACAATTTAGGCGCAAGACGTTATTTTGTTAATGCGCAGTATTGTCCAATGCTTGTTGAATCACTTGAAAAGCAGTGCTATGCAAAAACGGGTGAGCCTGACAAAGCTGGTGGATTTGACCACGTTGTTGATGCAACAGGTTATTTTATTGCGTATAGATACCCGCTAGTGAATAATAGACCAACATTTGCAGCAATTACAGGAATATAAAAATGGCAGTCGATACAAAACACAGCGCGTATCACGAATATTATGAGCAGTGGGAACGATGCGAACACGCGTCAGAAGGGCAAGACGAAATACACGAATATGGTATCAAATACCTTCCACGCCTAAGCGGTCAAAATGACGCTGAATATTACGCTTACAAACAACGGGCGTTATATTACAACGCCACAGCAAGAACGATTGATGGCTTAAGCGGCATGCTATTCCTAAAACCCGAAGTCATCACAGCACCAACAGCAATGGATAATATTATTGCAGACGTGACAATGGGTGGGTTATCACTGCATCAATTTGCTGAAGTTATTAGTGAAGAAGTTATCACCATTGGACGTTGTGGCGTGCTTGTTGATTATCCACCTATTGTTAACGCGGTAACACTTGCACAAGCACAGGCACAAGGCGCAAGACCTTACGCGACCATGTACGATGCAGAATCAATTATAAACTGGAAAACGGGGCGCATTAACAACATTGAACAGTTAACACTTGTTGTGCTTGAAGAAGAAAACGAGATTGCAGTTGATGAGTTTGAATTTAAATGCGAACCACAATGGCGCGTGCTTGATTTAGCGGAAGGCGCATATCGTCAACGTGTTTTCAGAAAAGACAAGCGCGGTGAATTTGTTTTAGTGGATGAAATTTATCCACAAATTAACGGCAAAGCATTAAACAAAATACCGTTTGAGTTTTTTGGCGTGCGTGACAATTCACCCTGCGTAGATAAGCCGCCATTGCTTGACCTTGTTGACGTTAATTTATCGCACTACAGAACCACAGCCGATTATGAACATGGCTTGCACTTTACTGGACTTCCAACACCAGTAGTCACTGGATATTATTCAGACGATAAAAGCGCGTCACTTCGTATCGGTAGCGGAACGGCATGGTTATTGCCAGACCCACAATCAAAAGCATTTTATCTTGAATTTACTGGTCAAGGTTTGGGTGAATTGCGCGAAGCGTTGCGCTCAAAAGAGGCAATGATGGCAACGCTTGGAGCGCGTATTTTAGCACCTGAAAAACGCGCAGCAGAATCAGCGCAAACGGCTAATATTCACAGATCAAGTGAAAATAGTGTACTTGCTTCAATTTCACAATCAATTAGCATTGGATTGACGCACGTCATGGAGTATTTGCGCGATTGGTCAGGCGTAACTGGTGATGTTAAAGTTGAGCTAAACCGTGATTTTATTCCAAACTCAATGACAGCTCAGGACTTGGATAGTTTGGTTAAGGCTTGGCAAAGCGGTTCAATCTCACATCAAACTTTATTCGATAACCTTGTCGCTGGTGACATTATTATGCAAGACGTATCGTTTGATGATGAGATGGAGCGCATTGCAGTTATGCCTGCTACTGGTGGGATGTTGTAATGGAAGAATCAGCTAACACGCAACTACGCGATAAAACGATTGCACATGAAATTTATTTGCAGCGATATTATTCATCAACAAGTAAAAAGGTCATGGACTTGTTGCGTGTTGTTGAAAAGGATTTAGTAAAGCAATTAAAAACGCTCGACCTTGATAACCAAATGACAATCCCGCAGATTGACGCGCGGTTAGAATCAGTACGGGCAATTTTAAATGAAGGTTATGATTTAGCCGGTAAAGAGTTAATCAGCAACATGAAAGACGCGGCAGAGTATGAGCAAGAATGGCAAATCAAAGCCATTGATGATTCAACGCCTGTTGTGCTTGATATGGTAGCGGTTGCGCCCGTGACGTTATTTGCTGCGATTGAATCAAAACCATTGCAGGGAAAACTGATTAAAGAATGGATTGATAAACTAGATCAAGATAGTTACACGCGCATACAGGACGCGGTTAGGATTGGCTTAGTTGAAGGGCAATCTTATAGTGACGTGGTTAAACGCATTACCGGCACAAAAGCACTGCAATACACTGATGGCATTAACTCACTTAACGCACGTCAAACGCAGGCGTTAGTATCAACTGCAATGTCACACGCAACCAATGTAGCAAGCGAAGAATTTTATAAAGCCAACGACGATTTAATAAAAGGCTGGCAATTTTTAGCTACGCTTGATTTTAAAACAACAACCCTGTGCAAATCATACGATGGTCAAAAGTTTGATTTAGGTAAAGGTCCATATCCGCCTATTCACGTTCGATGCAGATCAAGCACCGTTCCTGTTTTAAAATCGTGGAAAGAAATGGGAATGAAAGACCCACCAGCGGGAACACGGTCCTCACTTGATGGGCAAATTAGCGAAACAATCAATTATGACGAGTGGCTGCGTAAACAATCACATGAAAAACAAGATGAAGCATTAGGAAAAGGAAAAGCTGAAATATTTAGATCGGGCGTAAAGCTGGAACGATTTGTTGAAAATGGGAAAGAATTAACACTTGAGCAATTGAAAAAAATTGAAAAGTAAATGTTTATACTGTATAAATGCGACAAACACTCGCCATGTGTTTACTCTCGTGTCGTTGGTGTTACACCTTTCATCAACGGCACACCCTAATTTGCAAGGAAATAGTCATGTCATTTTTTGATAATATTGTTCATAAAGTTTCAGACGGTGCTAAAAAAGCAGTCGATGAAGCAACAAATGCAGTTGATGATATTTCACACGGTGACATTATCGGTGCGGCAGAACACGTTGAAAATATCCGTGAAATCCCACAAGATACAGCGA